TCCATCCAATAGAAAACGTAACTGTGCCGATTATGGATTGGTGCACTTGTGCTCGACCGGATTTTGTGGTTGCACCTGAAAGAATTCTTGGCACAGAAGTATGCCCATCCCATTCGACTACAAGCTCTTCCTCAAGCTGCACTTCCCATCCATGTACATTTGCAACTGTTAGTGGCATGCACTGATATGCGTGCTTCCTGTATGTTTCGTCCATCCAGTCACGCTTTACGCGCGATTGTGTTATTTTTGGTGGACTATCTGAGGATGCGGATAACCAGATTTTTGTCATTTACTTATTTAATCCAAATCTCCCGTAAGACGATTCCTGCAGTTTCTGCCCAGTCGGGGAGTATTGCGGAATACCAGCACCCTCTGTTGCCTTGCTGCCATCCATATTCTCCCCATAGCCATGCTTATGCGTTCTATCGTTATAGTCGAACATGGTTACCGCAACATACTTGGTGCCCGATATTACCGGCTTTGAACCGTGAGCATATATATAAGTCGACGGGAACATAATGTGGTCCCCAAATTCTGGCTTAATCGTGATGTTCAGATGTGGGAAATGTAGTTCTCCGCCCTCATACCCATCATTCAGATATAGACACGAAGATACTGTGCAGTTGTATGAAAAGCCGTGGTCGGTATGAACACTAAAGTGTTCTCCGGGATTATATCTAACAAAATTAATCGCCTCCATATAATCCATCTTGATGTTGTATCTAGCCTCGTAGTCAACCAAGGCGAATTCTAGGCTTTCCGATATATCTGAATAAATATTTTTTATTTCAGAAAATTGAGATGGGGCATTTTCTGCATGGTTTTTGCCGATTTTACAATCATGGCAGTCCCTGTATTCTGGCATTTTGACCTGGTCCCCGACCAATGCCTCCATCCACATATACGGAGCCGTGGAGCTTGAACCAATCGTTGCCTCAAGTCTCTCTACAACATTTTTTGCCTTTTCACTAAGTGCGTTTCTATATAGAACTATCCCGAATCTTGGGTCATCCACATGAAACACCTGGATATCTGGGCACAGCATCTCTGACATCATTATCTCCTTATAGTTTTATGCTAATCGACAATTGAGAACCACATCGGCGCAGAGTATCTTATACCCTCTGCTATTGGCAGTACGCCATGTGCGTACCTAGCATCACCCGGGAATGCAATAAAACATCCAGCCCTAGGAGAAACTTTAATATTTTGATTAGGAAAATATAATTCTCCACCAATAAAATGTTCATTAAAATAAAGTACAGCGGATACATCAAAATCTTCACATCCATGTTTTGCACATCCATCGAGTGTTTCATTGTCTGCGTGTATCTCTGTTTCATGGCTTAGCGGTGTTTTTCTAAAGAACGGTGGGTAGACACCTGTAAAATTTAAGTTTATTTTATAATGATTTTGTAAAAACGAACCTATTGCAATTGCATTTACATGTAGCTCATCGTGGAATTCTTTATGTCCATTTTCCAGTAAATCAGCAGAATTCATTGAGCCCGGAATCTCTGATATTAATTTGTTCATGTATTTTAATTCATTTTCATTAATTAAGTTTTCAACAATAACTATTCCATCGAGTTTTCTGCTTTGCATGGATGACATATAGCAGCCTGACTCTTAGTCCACAACCGTATAAAACGACGGTGTCGTATACCTCTCCCCACTGGTAATCATTGACACCCCATGTAGATAATTAACATCTCCTGGGTGTATGACGGCGAGACCTGGTTTTGGTCTTACTGTTATCCCGTGTTGTGGATAATACAAGTCTCCGCCCGTAAAATCATCGTTATAGTAAAACAATGAATTTATATCGTAATCAATAAAGGCATTCGGGTTTCCATCATTGAGCTGCTTGTCGGCATGGGGTTTCTGCTCAATACCTGGCCTCCATTTCATTATGACTGGAGGACGAACTGATACTGATACGCCAAAAATTGACTCAATTAGGTCTTTCATTTTATAAATATATTTATCTACTATTGCGTGAACCTCTGGATTGAGTCTTAAAAGGATTTCGCTGCTGCATTGTCTATCATTCCAATAATCCGCGTTATATAGACAAGTTCCGTCCTCTGCGTAGACACTTTCCGCCTCATTATTCCATTCTGAAATAGTTGGGCAAAATGCTTGTATTTTATTCAGGTCATCAAGCTCTACAAAATTCTCAATCACGTGTATGTTTTCTGGGCCGTTTCCAAAATGCCCAGGTTTAATTCTCCACGGTGAATCCGGCGTAATGTGCTGGATATTATTTTCTCTTTGAGCGGACATATTCATACACTACTAAATCAAAATGACTTCTCTTCAGTATTTCGCGTTTTTGTTCTGGGCTTGGAGTTATGCCGTTCCTAACGGATGAATTTGTTTTTTCTGGAGCTATGCCCACAAAGTCGACATCAAATTTTGTTTTAAATTGATGAATTAAATATTTGTTTATATTTTCTCTATCATTTAATTCAAATAATTGAATTTGTTCAATTCTGGAAATTAATTCTTCATCTGATTTTGGCATATCTTCCTCTATAAACCAAATGCCATCTGGGTTTTGTAAACCAATATCACTGTTTACATCACCTACTCCAAGAGTTTTGCTGATACCGACAGTCCTGCACGTGAGCATGTGCGTTTGCAAGTTTCCATGAGACGAAAATAGCCTGCAACCAAATGGGTGGTTGTGTACTCCCTCGAGAAATTTATCAAGAGTTTTATGATTGAAAGCCCTTTTTGACGATAGTGCCCTATATGCAGCAAGACTTACGAAATGGTCAATTGGCTCCCTCACTATTGAGAATGTGTCAATTTTTCCTTGATTTTCAATAATTGGATTAATTGCAAAATGTCCGCTGATTGTCGGCCAATCAGACATTTTTTTATCATCGTATAAAAACTCAAATATTCCCGGTATTTGTTTTATTTCTTTTTGCAAACCCTTCTTTTCTCTATCTATATAAAATGATTTATGAATAGCATATAAAATCCCTGTTCCAGATGTTCTTGGGATATGAAGATGGTAAAGCTTATTCATATTTGGTTGACATGGTTTTTGCAATATCAATCAATTTATTATGTTTTTCTGGGACCCAAAAGTGTGGAGATGTATATCTAACTCCCTCAATTACCGGTTTAACACCATGTAAATAATAAATATTTGAGGGGAAAAACATGAGTGTTCCCTCTTTGGGTTTTAACTCAATTCCATGTTGTGGGAAATAAATTTCCCCACCGACGTAATTATCATTTAAATAAATAACAGAACCATAATCTACAATATATGTTCCATTTGGTGTTCCATCTAGGTTCTCGCCATCAGCATGAAGTTCTTGTTTTTCCCCAGCATCCCATCTCCTTATCCCTGGATGCGCTGGTTCAAGCTTTCTTCCAAATTTGAATTCAATTAATTGCTGCACTTTGTCTACGTATGTCTGCATTGCTTCGAATAACTGTGGGGCGTTTTCCTGCATTTTCCTATATGTCGATATCTTGTCGTTGCCACCACGCGACCATGATTCCCATTCATTTATTGAATAGCAATATCTATAGGCCATCTCCAAATGTTCTTCTGAGATGAATTTGTCTACAATAACAATATTGTCAGAACTTCCCTTGCCAATTTCCATTGGTAATACCAAAACTATCCATTAAGAAAGTCGTCTATATCCTTGCTTATTAACTCAAGCGATACATCAATTCCTCTACGCTGTAGCACATTTGGCCAGCCACTACCATCGCAAGAGCGATAGTCTTCAGAGTTTTGATTTGGCGAAACGTCGGTTTTGGGATTATGATTTCTTCTTCCGTCTGGCGTCCATGATTCACTAATCCACGGGAATGTTTCACCGGTTACATTTCTTTCGCCAAGAAGGAACCCATTTGCGTATCGCTTAACCCTTCTTCCGGTTCTGTCAATTAAAAATTTTTCAAAATTTCCACGGAGTGGGTCACATGTCTTAACTTCTTTGGGGACAATAATTTGTCCGTTTTCATCCAGTTCATTTGCGTATGACCATGGGATGACTTCGTTTTGATATGGCACGCCGTTTGGTTGTAAATCGGCTTCATATGCACCAGTTAGGTACCACCACAACGAGTGTTGTTCTTGAAGTTTTTCTTTTCCTGGAACATAATCCGGACTATATGAATGTTTATCAAATCTGCCATTTGTTAGTTCAGAGAATTGGTATGTCGCTCCAAAATGTTCTTTTGCGTA